TAGAAAGGGCAGGTCAAATGCAAGAAACTATGAAAGCAAAATTTGTAAACGAATCAATGACAAAACCTGTACAAAGTACAGTTGATGAATTCCTAACTTGGTATACTGCAACACCTGGTTGGTATGACGACTGGCAAACAACAAATACTATGGAAGTTAATGGAGTTCATGCTCAATATGATGGGAGTGACGGAATGACTCATTTATCAAAATTATCTGCAGCTAAAGATTCTCCTATAACTATTGAACAATCTAGATTTAGACCTGGTGATTGGGATTTATCTTTTGAATTAGATGGTGATGAATATTCATTACAATCTGGAGTCCAAGCATTTTCAGATGTAGATGATTTTTAAAAACAAAAGGAGATCTTAAAGATCTCCTTTTTCTTTCAGCCAAGGTACATCGAACTTGTGGATTTTCGTTTCTAGCTTATTAACTCTTACTTGATTTTCTGGTGTATTAAATAACATAATTGCTTTATCCCCCTCTTTCCAATTTTCCCACCTATTAACTGCTTCATCAATTAATTCTGGTTTGAAGTGATTTTTAGCACTCCAATTCACTAATTTTTTCCTGATATCTCTTCTAATCCATGCAGCATGACCCATTCTGATCTCATTATCCTCAAAGACATAGGTACCTAAATTATGAGGGTTGTTAATCCTTCTAGTGGGATCTGTGGGCCCCGGAGCCGGCCCCTGGTAAGTATATTTAAAGAAGGTAGAATGAATTCCTGGAACTAATGGTCTAAATGGATAAACTAAATAATGGCTAAAATCTCTGTAATAATTAACATAAGACCAATATGTGATAGTGTACCCCCTTTTTTCAATTACATCAATAGCATACTCAAATTGATCAGCATCATAAAATTCATCTGCATCGATATTTAAAATATGGCTGGAACCATTTTGCTTCATGAGATCAATACCCATATTTCTTTTATCACATTCCTGTTCTCTAGAATATTTTGTGAAATTCGGTTTGAATTCTATTAATTCATCTATCAAATCAAGTTTTTGTAATCTTAGCAACTCTTCCATATCTTCTTCAGCCATTGGGTTATTCCAATAAGACTTTTTTTGATATATTGCTGCAACATGATCAACTTGATCTCTAATCTCACTTATCAAATCTTCTAATAATTCAGATGCATCAAAGGCATTGATAGTAAGCGCTAATTTTTTTATAGCCATTTTATATTTTTTTAAATTCCAAAACTATTGAAGGAGTACTTTGCATTCCCTCAGGACCAGAATACATAGAATCAAATGCTTCGCTTATATTTATCAAAGTATAACCTTCTTCATTTTTTTGTTTAATTATCTGATCTTTTAATTTTCTTTCTTCGTTTCTTAATGTAATTACCATATCTTTAAATTTTTATTTAGTTCCTTTATTATATTTTGAAGTTTTTCTAATGTAATCAATTGCAGAATTTCTTGATCTTCTATTTATTTTTTTTATATCTATATTAATTCTTTTAATTATTAAAAATAAAAGAACAAATATTACTATTCCTCCAAGATATGAAAAGTATAAAAGATGATTATTTACCCAACTTAAATCAAAAATTTTTAAAAACATTCATTAAACTTATTTTAAATTGCCACTGGTACATTTTTCCAATTAGGGTGAGGATCATAATTATCTAATGTAAAATCATCTGGTTCATAATCCCAAAACTTTTTATATGGATTCACATTCATAAGTGGAGGACGAAATTTTGAATTTCTATTCAATTGTTTGTATATGTATTCTAAATGATTTTCATATATATGAACATCCCCCGCAGAAATAGTTAAATCTCCGGGATTCATTCCAACTTCATGTGCTAACATTAATAATAAAATAGCATAAGAAGCTATATTAAATGGTCCTCCTAAGAAAATGTCCCATGAACGAATATTCATCTTTAGATTCAAAGTTCTTCTATCATTATTTGGATATTTTCTTGTATCACACTGAAAACTCCAATGACAAGGAGGAAGTGCCATTAATGGAATTTGATCAACATGCCATGCAGATACAATCATTCTCCTATCATCTGGATTGTTTCTAAGAGTATCAATAAGGTTTTGAATTTGATTAATAGATTTTTTAATATGTCTTTGACCATAAAGAAGACCATCACATAAAGGTTCACGAACCTTATTAGCATCAATTCCATAATGTGCTAAACCTTCAATACCAAAATATTCCCAATTTACCCATTGGTGTCCATAGACTGGTCCAAGTTCTCCTGTTTCATCATCTCCCCATTCATCCCAAATAGAAACTCCGTATTTTTCTTTTAACACATGTTTATTAGTGGATCCAGAAAGGAACCATAATAATTCTCCAATAATAGATTTTAAGTGGATATTTTTAGTAGTAAGTAATGGAAAATCTGTTCCGATATGTTTAAATGTGACTTGTGGACCAAATATAGAAAGAGTTTTAGTTCCTGTTCTATTTTCTTTCCATAATCCTTCTTCTAAAATTTTTTCAATTAAAGAATGATATTCATAATCCACTGGATTTAAAATTGAGCCATTTGATTTAAACTCCCCTGCTCTTGTTTGGGCAGGATTACATTTATTCACAGGAAATTCTTCTCCGGTCCATTTGTTTTTAATCATAATGTATGTTTATTGTTTATATGTAAAATATCAAAAAAGTTTATGAATTATTCAAATACTAGAACACCTTTGTTTTCTCCTTGAAAATCAAAAGTAAATTGACCATTTTTAAAGGCGGCAGCTACAGATAATCCAATGGCATCAGCTAATCCGGAAAGATCTTGTTTTTCAACAATAGTTTTAGATTCAGAAGCTGCTGCAGTTTTAGCTACTTTTGCTTCAGATTTTGCTTCTTTCGCTTCTGCTCTTGATTCTCTTCTGGCTTCTCCACCTTGTTGAATATTTGATAATAAGCCCCCAAAGGTTTTATTTTCTTTAACAATTTCTCCAAAGACTTTTAATTTATCAAGTTCAAATTTATTTACAGAATCAGCAAGAGAACTCATACTAGTCGCTAATGACATAATAGATGTTGCAGTTTTATCTAAACCATCCGCAGCATCTCCAAGAGTTCCAATTTGCCCAATTAGACCCATATATCCTTCCATTTTCTTTTGAGCTTGTTTTACAGTTTCTCCAGGAGTTTGTAATTGTCTTGATAATTCTGTTGAAAAGGATGATATAGCAGTTACAATATTTCCAACAATAGATGTTATTGGAATGCTTTTTCCTGTTGGTTTACCATCGGCATCTAATTCTGGAATACTTCCGTCAGCACCAAACTTAGAATAAATCATTAAAGTTTCAGAAAATGCGTTGATTGGTTCAAGTAAACCAGGCTTATCAGCTCTTCTTGATTTTTCTCCAAAACGCTTACCAATTAAAGCCTTAGACATATTTAATATTTTGTTCTTATCTCTTCTGGATATTCCTTCTACTCCTTCTGATATTCCCTTAGTAAATTGACTAAATGAATCAGTTATATTTTTTGTAACATCTGTAATTTTTACAGAATCTTGTATCATTATTGGATTACCGGCTGCATCTAATACTGGATTACCGGCTGCATCTAATTTTGGAACAGCATATCCTATTTTTCCTTCCGGACCAAATTGCGCAAATACTTTTAATACATCAGCAAATTGAATAACCGCAGTAAGAATACCTCTTCTTCCAGTTAAAGATTTTCCCATTTGTTTTATAGCACCCGCGTGTTGTGTAGATAAGTCCTTAGTAGATGCTAATAAACCGGTTAAGAATGTAGTTAATGTATCTGTTATAGTCTGGCCAACTCCTTTAATATCTACAGTTTGACCAAATTTCGGTTTCCCGGTTTTTTCATCGTAGCTTTCAATAACTCTCATATTATCAATATTAGCAAAAGCTGTCATAGCCAATGCAAACATTGATAATGCAACTGAAACACCCATTAACAAACCAATTCCAGTTGTTAATATTGCAGTATTTTTAATGCCATTTGCAAATCCTTTTATTCCCTTTTCACCACCAGCTAATGCACCACCAACACCTTTGATTAATCCAGTAAGAACTCCACCAACCATTTCTTGAATAGTGTTTTCTATTTGAGGTGTATCGATAGTTTTAGCTATACCCATTATAGCTGCAGTTGCTCCAGCTAATGCTAATAAAGCAACTGACATCGCTATAGCAGTAACAGTTCCTGGTATAATAAGAAGAGATAAAACTCCTAATCCAGCAAATAATAATCCGGCAGAAACAAGCATAATTCCCATTGCACCTAATCCGGGCCCAATAGATGCCATCATTTGTCCAAATTCTCCTCTTTGTTCTCCCTTTCTATTTGTTGCTGTACCACCTTTGCCCATGGCTGTCATCATTCCTGCTGTTTTCGCAATCGCAGTAAGTCCTAATGCTAATGAAGCCATTCCAATACCCATAGCTGCTGCCGCAATCGATCCTAATATGATAGGAACAAAGAATTGTCCAAGTCCAGCAAATACTAGACCCATTACAGCAATAATTCCAATAGCCCCTAATAATCCTATTACTAATCCCTTAGCTCCACCTTGAGCACCTAATATTTTTCCAATATGAGCTATTGTGCTCACAAATAAGAATAATCCACCAGCTAAAAACATTAAGCCGACACCCATTCCCTTAGACACTTTGGATCCTCTATCTATTTGTCTTTCAGCTAATCCCATAAGAACCATTGCTCCTGTTAAACCTACTAATACTCCAACTATTGCCAACATAGTAAGAGCAGGTTTTCCTCTTGTGCCCATCAGCACTCCGGCGATCGCAATAGAAACTGCTAATCCGACAATAGAAAGACCTACAGATAATAAAAGAGTTGACATCGCTTTTGCAAATTTAGTCATTGTGCTTAAACTTTTCGCAAGCATATCAAATAACTTCATTGCATTAGTTACAACTTTCCTACTTTTTCCAATATAAATTACGGTATCAAATAAACCTCGTATAGCTTTTGAGGTTGTATTTATTCTTCTTGGATTAACTTTTAATTTAGCAAAATTAGAAAGAGATTTGTACAAATCGTCAATTAATTTTGTTCCTTCTTTTAAATCTCTAGCTTTTTTCCCTGTTGCAAATTTTCCAGATAAAGGTCCTGTTCCTGCATCAGATCCTTTTTTAGGACTGTCCATCTTTCTATTAATCTGAACACAAACACCGAGTATTTGCTTTAGTATAGCATTGTTATCTTGAGCCATTTAGGAAATTCTTTATTTTATATATCCCTTAAAAAAGAAAAAGTGTCCGTAGACACTTTAAAATTTTGGAACCTGTATTTTTGGGATATTCATCTTAGGTGGTTTGAACTGCCCAGGGTTCATATTAGGAATTTTAGTTTTAGACATAGAAACTTGATTTTCCTTTTTACTCTTTTCATATTGCTTATTTTCTTCCTCTATAAATTCCTCATAATTTTGTACCATATATTCCACACGGTAAAACTCCATTTGATCTAATTCTAATGGAGTTATATGAAGATTTTTTGTAAAAATAAATTCAATCTTAAACCAATTCTCCAAATGGATCTGAAATAAGGAAAATAGACTTGATCCCTCCTTGAAAGTTCAATGGAGCTACACGCTCCGCACCCCCTTCATCTACATATTTAACAACAGGCTCAACTGCATCGAGAAAGATTTCTTTTAAATGTGTCAAAACAGAAATTTGAGGTATTGACCAAGAATTAGATTCTAATACCATTTTTTCATAAGTACTGTCAGATAATCCTCTCCAGTCTTTAATAACAAAAGAAGCATACGATATAAAATCATGATCAAATCCTTGATTTAATTGTTCTTTTCTGTTAATGTAATTTTTAAGGTAATTAGTTACTCCAATACTTGGAATAGTTACCTCTATTTCGCCACCAGTTTTGAATTTTAAAACAAAACATCTTTTTTCATCATTATAGTACTTCATTAATCTTTCATCTATAGTAATGTAATCTATCATTTCCTTAGATACATTAACTGTAGTTGTTTCTGATGTTTTAACTTGAAGTTGATTTTCCCCTTTAACAAATGTATATTCTCTAATTGCTAAAATAATGTAAAATCTATCAACTTCTTTAATGTCTTTCCATGAAGATAATTGATTGTTAGGGTATTTAATTTTGGCACATCTTTCTAATATGTAATTTAACATATCATCCAATGCATAAACATTATCCTCTTGAATGGTCGACCAGTGTCGAATCTCTCCAGCGGTAGCAGCCCTGATAGTCACCTCGGTGCCCTCTGGATAAAAGATACCTTGAGTAGGTAGATCATTCATCGGAAGTTTCTGCCACCCCACTTGATTGCCCATACTAATCTGATCGTCACCTCGTGTATGAGGAAACTTAGGAGCTGGTGCTGCGGTAATTTTTGGACCTACTTGTGGAGTTTCACCACTTTCTTGTTCTTCAACAAATTTTTGTAATTGTTCTTCAGTCTTTTCGTCTGGCATATTTTTATGATTTAAAACGTTATTATTCAATTTATATATCTTTATATGCTTGAAAAGTGGCAGGTTTTAACAAAAACTTAATAAAAAAGGAGATAAATTTCTTTATCTCCTTTAAAATAATCCAATTGTGATTGATTGGGTACTTGTAATATTTTTTAAACTATTGTTTCGTCCCAGAAATCGCATGCTAAAGTAAATCCAGTTACTTTGAACACTTCTTCATTGTTATAATCCAATGGAACTTCAGGAATTCCAGTCATTGGGAATACATAATAAAGTTTCCATTGCCAGAATGGTCTTGAACCTCTGTCATATAAAGTAATAAGTGCCCATTCAGCAACATAATCTGCTTTTAATCCGGTCCTACCTGTAAGTGGATCATAAACAAGATCACACCATTTTCTTAAAGTTTTTACAGTATATGCGCTAGGGGTTGTATCAACGTTCACTTCGAAATCAAATGCAACATCCATTGTGGTTTTTTCTGGCTTTGCACCAGCGAATCTCCTAGAAGCCCACTTAAATTTCTGTTCCGCTAGATTAGTAGGGAATGAGTGAGATTGAAGTCCAGATATATTTGTAATTCCTTCTAACATTAAATTGGTTTGCTGCTCAGTAGCGCCAACACCCGCAGGTAACTGAAGCTGAACAGTAAATAAATTTTGATATACTGGTTCATATAGTTGCTGAGCCGCCCTAGAACTTCTAAAATGCGATAAGCCGAATAATCCTTGACTTGTAAAATCTGGCATAGTTTTTCGTTATTTTTATTATATATTCTTATTAATTTGCAGCAAATCCACCTGAACTAACTGAACCTTCTGAGTTAACTGTATATCTTGCAATAATTTTAGTAAGAGCTCCAGTAATCCAAAGTCCAATATCGACAATACCGAATCCGTCTGCAATAATATCCGCAGTGTTATTGGTTTCATCCATCACTAATTCATAACGTGAAATAGCTCCAGCATCCTTAACTGTTTCAAGTATAGGAGCAACTGAATTAATAATATTCAATCTTGTAACAGGATTGTTGAAATCAAATACGAATCTTTGTAAAGCTTCATCAATTTGAATTTCAAGAGTATTAAGAAGTTCTCTAACATTTAAGTTGTTTAAATCACTCTTAACATTCTGGAATGCAGTTACGTTTGCATATATCATTATTTGGCCAGTAGCAGGTCTTTCAATAATAGAGTTATAACCAAATGGCTCTAAATAATCTCTATCTTGCTTGTCTATCATATATTCAACTCCTGATAATACAGGATTTGAAAGAATACCGTTTCTGTTTGCAACAATTGCATAAGGATTACCGCCTAAGAATTTTCTAGCGTATGCATTAGCAACGTCAGCGGCAGGTGGAACATCTATAAGTTTTCCATTTTCATTATATCTTAAGAATGGACCGAATACACCGCAGAATTTAGATCCAAGTTCTTCATTAGGAAGAGTGAATTTAAATGATCTTGGCATATCTGGGTTACCACCTTCAGGAATATATTGTGTATTGAAAATAGGAGTTGGATCAACACCTTTTACGAATGTATCAACAAAATATGGATTTTGTGAAGCAGCAAACTGCTTAATTGATGGTGCATTAAGAATAGCAGTACATTTACCTCTTCGTTTAGCAAGAGATGAAAGATAAGATTTGCCTCCCATATTTGATTGTAATCCATAAGCCATTGTATCAACAATGTAACGGTAGTTAATCATATCGGGATTTGTTAATCCTCTTAAAATTCCTGGTTCTAAGAGCATTTCATAAATCTTAGAAACACCAGCTTCGGCATTTCTTGCTCCATCAGCATCAAATCCTGGAGTGTGTCTATTTCTAATTGAAAGACCACTTAACTTAAGCATTTTATATGCTGCATTAATAGATGGATCTTCAATAGCTTTTTGTAATAAAACTGTGGTTGCAGTAGTTAAATAATCCGCAATAGGTTCTGATGTTTCAATAATATAAGCAGAAGTATCATAATATTTGTTAATTACTCTAGTAACACCTGGTTGAATTTCAGCACCTGACTTAATAAATGATCCAACTGATATAAGAGCTGCATTTACAGAAGAATCAACACTAAATATTTTACCTGTAGTGTCCATTTGGGTAATATCAACAGTTTGGTGTAAGGTGCTATTATCTACATCAATAGCATAACTTAAAAATGCAACGGAAGTATCAGTTGTGTTGTTAATAATATTATGCCCTACTAAGTCAACTAAATAATTAGCGCCAATTAATTCACTACCATCACCAATTTCCCATTGATTTTGATCTTCATCCCAAATTAATTGATCAAGAGCATCTTGGTTAACATTTAAGAATACACCTGTTAATGATACAGAACCATTAACGATAGTTTCAATATATTGTTCTGCACCTGTTTGATCTCTGAAATCAGGAATAATAGTTCCTACCCATGATCCAACCAAATTAACATTATCGGCATTCATGAAGTTATTTATCTGAGATGGAATAAGTCCTTTTGAATTAAAGAATTGTGAATAATAAGGATCTGAAGAAAGATTTCCATAATTGCTCCAATCTCCTGCAAACG